TATCTGGAGATATTTTAGACACTAACGGTAATGTTCTTCTTGATAATACACATGGAACGGCAACATTCGGTGGACAATCCGATACGGTAGCAAGTCTTTCTAATCTCAATTCTGATGATTTATCAGAAGGAACTACAAATCTTTATTATACAGATGCAAGAGTTGACTCAAGAATAAGTTCTCAAGTAACACCTTTTCCTTATAGTGCTATAACCCAATCTTTAATTCCATCAGTTGATTCTGATGGCACTACAGGGGTTGATTTGGGAAGTTCATCTAAAAAATGGAGAGACCTTTATCTTTCTGGGAATACTTTACATTTGGGTGGAGCTCAAATAACAGCATCTGCTGGTACAATCAAACTTCCTACTGGTTCTGTTATTTTAGATAGCGGTGGTAGTCCACAGGCTATTCCATCTGCAATAGAAGAATTAACTAATGTTGATTTAGTTGTTCCAAGTGAAAATATGACAATTGCAGTTGATGAAACTGATTCTGGTGGTTCTCCAACAAGTGGTTGGGAATGGTCATGGAACGCAACATCACTTCCATATGCAAGAAGTACAATTTTAAATCAAACTCAAGGACAGATTCCATTATATAAAGGAAGTACATATCAAGTTAGGAATTTTGCAGCCAATGTAACTTCTGGAAATGCAACTCAAACTCATAAAATATATTTAAAATGGATAGATGGTGCTGGTTTAGATAATTTAGTAAGTTGGTCAACAAGTCTATTGAGTCAAACAATTTCTTTCCCAGGCGTTAGAAGTGGTGCAACAGTAACAGGCCAAGTTTTAAACATTACTGTTCCAAGTACGATAACACCACCAACCCTTACGCCTCCCACTGTGACATATAATATAGGCGCTGACACTGGAGTTTATCAATTTAGTGGTGCAAATAGTGGAGATAATCCTTCAATTGGGCCGATTTATAAGGGGGGTACATACACATTCACCCTAGACAGTACAGTTTCTGGTCACCCATTTTATTTAACTACAGATGATGGTACAAATTTTGTATCAAATTCATTTGTTGGAGAATATACTTCTGGAGTTACAGGTTCAAGAAATAGTTCTGGAGATGTTGTCTTTACCGTTCCTGCTGATGCTCCTTCTACTCTTTATTATCAGTGTGGAATACATTCAGCTATGAAAGGAACTATAACAATTAAAGACCTTGCAGTAGAAACAGATGCTGATAGTAATTATGTATTATATTTTCAACATACACAAGAGGGACATAAAAATTCAGTTCCAATAAAACCAAAACCAACAATTGCAGACCAGATGTGTATTGTATATAATTCTACAACTAGTAGATTTGAACCCCAAGATTTAATGCAATATATTGATGATACTGCTCAATTTAAAACAAAGATTGAGGGTTTGGCAGTAGACCAAATAACGGCAAAAATAAATGATAATACTTTAGTTGGTACTTCAACTCTTTCCACAAGTATTAAAAACGATGTAGAATTTATTGCAAATTTAAATCAACAAGGCGATTTACAAACATTTACTGGAACTGCAAGGTGGTATGCTCCATTTGATTTGCAAATGACAGCAGTAACAGGAAATCTTTCCACAGCTGCAGATGCTACAGTTGGTTTAAGAATAAATAAAAATAATGCACAGACAACAACTATAAATATTCTTGCAAATCAAACTTCTGGAACAGCCGCACTTCAGACGTTTACATTATCAGCAGGAGATTATCTCACAGTTGATGTATTATCAATTGGAACTTCAACAAAAGGTGCTGGATTAGTAGTACAGTTCAAATACAAAAGAGTATAAATAGAGCATACAGGAGAAAATAATGACAGACTTTACAATAAAACAAACAATTCCAGAGCATTTAGATGATGCTGGAAATACAGTTGCCGAGGCAACTAAAGAGACTAATTTTAAGGCAAATTTAGATTCTGAAGGAGTTATGACTTTCACTGAAGTCTCAAGTGGTGATGTACATTGCAGACAACCTTGGAATTTTGAAGATGATGGTACAAGAAAAGATTGGGCCGATATTGATGAAGGTATTGCGTGGTACAAAACAGAAAATCAACACATAGGAGATTAAGGAATGGCTAAAGTAAAAGAATACCGTGGTAAACAGATGGGGCCTATCCACGAAGACCCTAGAAATATTGCCGATAGACATTTCTACTTGTTTGGTGATGCCCATAATAAAACTACCCTAAGTCCTGTCTATGATGTTGCATGGAATCCACACTCTTCTGGATGGACTAACAGCCAATGGGGCCATGTAGAAGGTCAACCTACTAGTACTCAACGTGGATACATGGGAGTAAAGAAACAAGTTACTTACATTAAACATAACGACAGTCAGACTAGTTACTCCGGCTGGTATACTCAAAACGGTAATGATAAAAGTTGGAATCGTTATATGGACGAAGACGAAATGTGTGGAGTATATACTTTTGTTGCAGACGATGGAAGTACTAAATCTATTATGTGTCAATGGCATAATTGGTATTTCAATGGAACAAACCATTATTTTATTTTTTACAATAACATTTCAGACACTGCTCAAATGTCAAATCGTAACCCAAATTATAGTGCGAGCTCATCATATAAGGCATCACCTTTTTATATGGACACAAATGATATCAAAAATGGAAGATTTGTAGGTACTAGGGATTATAGTAGTAGTGGTGGAAACCCTTATGATAATTATAAGGAATGGATTGGTTTTTATACACACCCAAACTATACTGGTTATAGTACTAGCACTAGTAATATAGATCAAACCAGTTATCAATTCCAACACCTTGGAAAGTCTTCCGTAACTGGAAATAGACTTTATATTATGCATAGTCCAAACACATCCAGTTATAGTTATGGTGCGGCTAAAATGAAACTCGTAGATGTAGCCTATAATACTGGTTCTGGTTCTCCTACTGTTACGGTAAACACAAATATATCGGATACGATTTCTTCTGCTGGAACGCACTCTGGCGGTAATAATATGAATGGCTACTCTGGTGGTGGTCAACCTAGAAGGTATGCAACAAAACACTTTACAGACCCCAGAGATTCAAATGGAAAAATTTTCTATGTTCCTTATTTTGACACATACTATGATTTTCATCCATTACTTTATAAATGGGATACTACTAATGACACCATAACTAGAGAAGATGACATCTCAATTACAGGAGATAAAAGTTCTGTACATGCTGACCTCTCTACTGCAATGTCGAATCATACCAGTGATAATACCAATTATAATTATCAACAAATTTGGTGTGATCATTTTGTTAGTGGTGGAAACAGATATATCTCGTTTATTATAACAGGGGGAAAACATAATCATTTTGCTACAACCGAAGGCGGAAGAACAGTAGTTACATATGCAATTGATGCTGCCAATCCGAAAGCACTTACATACCATAGTAAATTAGTTATGGCAAAAACTATCAGTCAGACTGTTTATCTTAATGATGCAAGAACACTAATGGCAATGTTCTATACTGGTGGTGCATATATTATGTCTTGGAATAACTCTACTGGTTGGGGTATAACTGCTACACTTACAGACCATGTACATATGATGGGTAGAGATTCTACAGACAGAATTTGGTACTATACAAAAAATCCAAGTCATGGTTATATGGATGTTCATTTGTTGTCACCAACTCTTCCAGTTTCTGTTACTTTGACTCCAGCTGCAACTTCATATACATATTCGGGTTCGAATATTAATAGTACAGTTGCTGTTGATGCAAGAAACGCTGCTGGTACAAGAATTGCAACAAGTGTAAAACTAGTAATCGAAGGTGCTTCTATGACATTTACTGGTGGTGCTACTACCACAACGGTAACTACATCTACGTCTGCTGCTACAGATGTAAATATTATTGTTACAGGTTCTGGGTTTAGTAATATTATCGCTAGTATTGAAATTTAAAGTTGGGGAGTATTATCGATGTCTCTTGTAGATATTGTTTCCTCAACTCTCAATCTAGAGATAAAATCACAAGGTAAACAACCGTCTGATTATCCAGTAGAAATACAAGCTACAGAACCAGTTCCAGTACTGGTTCTTGGTGCTGTTCGTCCTGCCAGTGAAAAGGTTGATAGTATTGTTGGCGAATTGCGTATTCCAATAAGTCACTCATATGAGCAAGTTCAAATTTATGATGGTAGTTCTGATATTAAAAGTGTTATAATTACTGGCGCTAATAGAAGTGAAGTAATAAACGCAGCTATCGAAGAATTATCAATAACTGTTCCCCACGAATATGAAAAAGTACAAGTTTACAACCCAGATAATCCAGCAGCATCAACTTTAATTGATATCAAAAATACATTAGCTCCAACTATAACTCATAAATTTTTTAATTCAAAAATCAAACTTCCTGTAGAAACAGGAATTGGTGGTCTTGCTCCATTTGATATTGACGGTGTTACTTATACACAAAAACTTTCTCAAGTTGGATTTCAAATAGGCCCTGTTTCTGGTGGAAACGAAACATTTTCAACTCCAGGCACACATTCTTGGACATGCCCAGCTGGCGTATCATCTGTTTGTGTTGTAGCAGTTGGAGCTGGTGGTTCTGGTGGATATCAGTGGTCATCTGGTGGTGGAGGCGGAGGCGGCCTAGGATGGAAAAATAATATTTCTGTGACTGCTGGTCAGTCTTATACAGTAGTTGTAGGAGATAAAGGAAGTAGTGTCGCTAACGCTTACAATAGTGGTGGTCAAGGAGGCAATTCATATTTTATAGATACCTCAACTGTTTGTGGATTTGGTGCTGGTCGAGGTGGATTAGATTATTCTGGACAAACACAAATCGTTGGTCATGGAGCTTATGGTGGTGGATATGCTGGTGACGGTGGTGGCGCTGGCGGAAACGGTGCAATGAGCGGTTCATGGACGCATGGCGGTGGTGGTGCTGGTGGATATTCTGGAGATGGTGCATCTAGACATAGCGGCACTAGTTCATCTGGTGGTTCTGGTGGGGCTGGACAATATTACTCAAGTACTTACGGAGTAGGTGCTGGAGGCGGTGTTGGTTTATTTGGAGAAGGCACAAGTGGAGATACTTATGCTAATGGCACTGGATATGGTGGAAGAGGCGGCTCTGGTGGTGGTGATGGTATGGCTGGCGAGACAAGTAACAGTACTAGTACAAATATTTGGGAAAGAACAGCGTATTTAACAACAACTGGAAATAATCAAATTTTAGGTGGTCAATTCGGCGGCGGTGGCGGCGGCTCTGGAACAAGTAAAGGTGGTGGTTATGGTGGAACTGGCGCAGTAAGAATTGTATGGGGGTCTAATGTTGCATTTCCATCAACAAATACTGGAGAAATTCCCACAGTTGGAAATACAGAAAGTACGTTAAATGTTGCCGAATTTTCATATACATCAGGAAGTGACCCAGTAATTAAAGCAGAAGTAGAAAGAGAACAAATTCAAGTACAACATAGTTATGATGGAGCAGTTGGATTTTTTCCTGTAGAAAAAGAAATATTAGTTGGTGGGGGAACATCCACAATTAATAGTATAATGAATAAAATAGAAATTTCGTCTGACAAATTTGGGCCCAATCTTTCTGGTTATAGACCAGTATCTAAATCATTTAATGTGGGACAAGGTACAGCTCAATCGATAACTCCTATTATAAATAGAATAGAATTTCAAGTTGGCAGAAATCAATCTGCTTATGCTGGGTTATCATCAAATATTGCATCATTTACATATGAAATGTTTGGAAATCATACTTTCGGATTTTTTGATAAAGGAAATGACCATACAGATGACTTTTTCGCTGAAATCAATAATGAAAATGACCCAAGATTGCTTACCTTGAGTATAGACCCCGCTACTATCGGCTCTGGCGGAGGCGAAGGTGGCGGAGGCGGTGGTGGAGAAGGAACTGGGCCAGTTCAGACTTGGACTTAATATTTAAATTATAAAGGAAATACATTATGCAATTAGATGAATCACTAATCAACTCTGAAGTATGTACAAATTGTGGAAGATGTTGTTTGTTTACAAAAATGCCAGAAAGACAACAAAATTTAGGAGTACCACCTTCTGATTGGTTTCAACACGCCTATCCAGAAGGTACTATATCTTTACAATACGAAGCGATTCTTCCTGTAAAACTAATTGAAGATTTTGATGGATTTTATGCTGGGTGTGTACATTTGGTAGATAGGAAATGTACAAATTATGAAAATAGACCTAGAATATGTTCAGAATTTAATTGTTTTAATTTTTTCAATAGAGGGTCGGATGGCGAACAAAAAGAATTTAAATTTGCCCCTCTTGAGCTAGTAAAAATGATGGTTGATGATGTTCATCAAATAAATTTAGAAATTCCAGAAAAAAAGGCTTGACATTAGGTTCGAATTGTGCGATCATGTATGTGAAAGTTGAGTGAAGAGAGTTATATTATGAATTTCAACGAAACAATGAATACCCTGTGGTCTGATGGTTGTGGCGCTTCCATCAGTGGAACTCACTGGTCAAACGGTGATTTTGTCGGTATTATATCCGATGTTCGTGCAAAGTATGGTCAAGACCTATCTCTTACCGTATCTACTGAAGATACAGATAATTTCGTGATGGATGCATCTGAGATTTTCGCAAACGATAGGTTCACTAATGTCAAAATTAATTTCGAAAATGCTTGACATTAGGTTCGTAATGTGCGATCTTATATATGTAATGATGATTAATGTGAAGGATAAATGATGAATTTTAGTGTTGGTTCTAAATCGCTCCTCGCAAAATTGATGTCTGAAGAAGATATCCGTGTTGAACACAAACAAATTGAGACTGCCTATTTTGATGTAGTCAATCGTGTTCTTGCCCTCCCAATGTGGAAAGATATGTCATCTGACCTTTATGACCTTTTAGTTGGTCATGAGGTTGGTCATGCATTATTTACTCCAAAAGAACCAAAAGTTCTTGATGCGGCTGCAAAACGGTCAAACAAAGATTTCGTCAATGTTGTTGAAGATGCTCGAATTGAAAGAATGATGAAAGAAAAGTATGCTGGATTGCGTACTAATTTTGTTAAAGGTTATAAAGAATTACTTGCAAGGGACTTTTTTGGTCTCCAAGGTAAAGACATTACTGACTTGAATTTAATTGATAGAATTAATGTCTACTTCAAATCTAGGGTTTCTCAAACTCTTATTGAAACTCAAGTTTTCAATGAAGATGAAATTCCATTTATTGAAAAAATGGAAAAGATGAAAACTTTTGATGAAGTTGCAGATGTTGCTGCTGAGATTTATGAGTTCATAAAAGAAAGGTCTGAATCACAAGAGTCTATGATGGATCAAATGCCTCAGATACCTCAAATGAGTTCTGAAGGTGAAGAAGGTGAAGAGTCTGATTTTGAAAATCAAGATAGTGACCAGACTAATATGACAGATGGTTCTGGGTCTGCAAATGAGACTTCAGAAACTGATGATGAAAATTCAGAAGAAACTTCAGATAGTTCTTCTGGAAATTCTGGTATTGGTAATGATGATACATCTGATATGCTTGGTGATAGTTCTTCAAATGGTCAAGAAGAAAATTCAGAAGAAACTGAAGAAACTGAAGAAACTTCTGCTGGTTCTGAAGGTACTGAAGATGGTACTGAAGAAAAAGATGGGGAAGGTGATATCCAACCCCAAAATCAATCTACAGTAGGTCAAGAAGGTGTAAGAAAACAGAAAGTTATGGTTGCACCAAAATCTTTGGAAGATGAATTGGTTTCAACAACCGATGAGTCAAGTCAAGATGCAATGAAACAGTTTGTCGATAAATTTGCAAACAACGTAGTTTATATTGATTTTGGTAAAATAGACTTGAAACACCATATTCATGATTGGACTCAAGTACATGCAGAACAGAAAAAAGTTATTGCTCAAGGTTCTCTTACAAATACCAATGCTTCGATGAACTTTGAACAACTTATCAAAGATAATTCTAAGACTATCAATTACCTAGTTAAAGAATTTGAAATGAAGAAAGCTGCTACTGCTCATGCACTTAGTCGAGAGGCAAAATCTGGTAGATTGAACAGTGGAAAACTCTGGTCATATAAAATCAGTGAAGACCTTTTTATGCAAAAGACTATTATTCCCGAAGGAAAAAATCACGGTATGGTGATGTTAGTCGATTGGTCTGGTTCTATGTATAGTCATTTACAAGAAACTGTAAAACAAACTATTATACTTTCACAGTTCTGTAAAAGAGTTGGTATTCCTTTTGAAGTGTACACTTTCACTGACCAAAATCCTAGTGCAAGTAATCTAGATTTCTACAAGGATAATGAAATAGTTCCTTCTTCAAATATTCGATTGAGAAATGTTCTTTCTAGTAGAATGAATGCTCGACAGTATAAAGAGTGTGTAAAAAACTGGTTACTGATGGTAGAGAATTATACTGCAAGTTACTATAGAAGAGAACCTTGGGGTGCCGATGAAATGGGTGGAACTCCTTTAAATGAGTCTCTTTTGATTTTAGAAAGAACACTTTCTACTTTCAGAAAAAACAATTCTCTGGAAAAGGTAAATCTGGTAGTTCTATCTGATGGTGATTCGAATTGGTCTTTGGATTATAAAGTTACTCATGATGGTCAATCATTTACTAATGGAATTAATTCTTACAAAACTACTAATGTTATCACTGATAAAGAGAACAATCAAAAGTTTGAAATTGGTGCTCGAGATAGTAGTACTACCGATAAAATTGTTTCCTATATTAGAAGGAAGCACCATGTAAATGCAATGGGATTTTTCCTTTGCAGTGGTAGGAGTGATATCAAAAATGCAATTGAGAAATTTTGTATTGACTACAAAACTGCTACTAATTACTACAAAACTGTAGAACAGTATAAAGAGATACGAAAGAAATTTACAAAAGAAAAGTTTGTTGTTTCTACTCTTACTGGCTATAATGAGTACTATGTAATCAATTCCAAAGTTGATGCGAAAACTGATACTCTGGATGTAAAATCAGATATGACTAAAAATCAGATTGCAAAATCTTTCGCTAGTCATTCTGCTTCGAAGAAAGCAAATCGACAATTATTAAATAAATTTGTCGATTTAGTGAAATAATGCTTGACTTTGGATCGTATATGTGCGATCCTATACTTGAATTGATAATGTTTTAACTATGTGGGAAATCCTAAATTATGTTTACTGTGAATCTTGAAACCCGAAAAACTTTTGTGACTGCTTGTCAACAAGAGTATCCCAATCAAGAAGTTCTGTCCAGAACTCAAATCAACAATGTTGCTAGAGTTCATAACTTGACAGATGCTGCTTGGTTAAAGTCTGATGATTATCGTGTAGGTAGGGGTAAATATCAACTCCCCGCTTTGGACGCTGTTGATAAACCAGCAGTTGTTACATCGATAAATCAACCTATGGTCAAACCAAATATGGTATCGAGTGTTGACTTGTCCGTTGTTGAAAAGACTGAAAATCTAATTCCAGAAAAAGATGCTCATTTTGTGAGTTTCGGTTTCTATTCTGATTTGACTACAATAATCAAGTCAAAAATGTTCTATCCAGTTTTCATTACTGGATTGTCTGGTAATGGTAAAACCTATGGTACTCAACAAGTTTGTGCAAGATTGAAAAGGGAATGTATCACAGTTCCTATTACTATCGAAACTGATGAGTCTGACCTACTAGGTGACAAAACTCTAGTTGATGGTAATGTAGACTTCATCGCCGGCCCAGTGGTACGGGCGATGGAACGAGGTTCGGTTCTTCTGTTAGATGAAATTGACCTTGCCTCTAACAAAATCATGTGTCTTCAATCTATCATTGACGGTAAAGGTGTTTACCTCAAAAAAGATAATAGGTTCGTAAAACCAGCGCCTGGTTTTACTGTGATTGCAACTGCAAACACTAAAGGTAAAGGGTCAGAAGATGGTCGATTTATCGGAACTAATGTTCTGAATGAAGCCTTTCTTGAAAGGTTCAAAATCTGTTTTGAACAAGAATATCCTAGTGTAAAAGTTGAGAATAGGATTCTCACCAATAACTTAAAAGCACTTGGTGCTGATGATGCCGACTTTGTTAACAATCTTACCACTTGGGCATCAACTATCAGAAAGACATTTGCAGAAGGTGGTGTTGATGAAGTTATTTCAACTAGACGATTAGTTGCGATTGCTGAAACATTCGCTATCTTTAAAGATAGGGTTAAAGCAGTTCAACTTGGAGTTTCTAGGTTTGACGATGATACCAAAGAATCTTTCTTGGATTTATACACCAAGATTGCCGATGAATACATTGCCTCTCCAGAGACAACTGAAGAACTCCCTTCTGATTATGCAACTGATGAAGACGCTCCGTTCTAATGAAGATTAGAATAGAAGTTGAGTTAGATACTCAAGAAGATAATGATGAGGTTGAGGCAATCCTTGACCTCATTTCCCAAATAAAAGAAAAAAAAGAGGAGACAGATGGAGAGAAAATTAATGAGTGATATAGAATATAAATTCAACGAAAAAAACTATTTGGAAGAAATCCAAAGTTATGTTGATGCAACTTATGGTTCTCATTATTCCCAAAACAAATTTCAAACTACTGAAGTGGTTGTAGATAACGGCCACGGTGAAGGGTTTTGCCTTGGTAATGTTGTAAAATACGCACAGCGGTATGGAAAAAAAGGTTCTGGGCCAGAAGAGTACAGAAAAGACTTGCTAAAAATTATACATTATGGTATTATAGCACTTTATAACCACGATATGATTCGTAAAATGGAGAATGAAAATGAAAATCAGTGAACAAACTCAACAGATACTTAAGAACTTTGCGAGTATCAATCAATCCCTATTATTGAAAAAAGGTCAGCGAGTTTCTACTATGTCAGTAATGCGAAATATTCTTGCATCAGCTGATGTTGAAGAAGACTTCCCATTTGAATTTGGAATATATGACTTGCCAAGATTCTTAGGAAATCTCTCTGTATATCCAGACTTAGAGTTCAATGAAAAGTTTGTCCTCATGTCTAATGGGTCAAAAACATACAAATTTATGGCATCAGATCCAGGCATCATAGTACATCCTACTACAACATTTAAAATGGATGGTTCTTCTAATGACCCAGATGATGCGAAAGATGCTCCAGACCCAGATATTGAAGTTGTACTGACAGATGCAACTCTATCTACTATTCGTAAGGTTGCATCAATAAATGGACTACCAGATTATGCATTGCAAACTGACAACGGCGTTATCAACTTTGTTGCTCTTGATAAAAAGAGTGATACAACTGATATCGCAAAAGAACCAGTTGGTAAAAGTAATGTGGATTTCAACATGTATTTTCGAGCAGAAAACTTGAAGTTTTTGGAAGGTGATTATAATGTTGGTGTTTCTAAAACCAAGATATCAACTTTTAGACATCAAACTCAAAGAATACAATATTGGGTTACGTTAGAACAAGATTCAGAATATAATGATTAATCAAGGGAGACAGTATGTCAGATAAAATGTTATGGGTTGAAAAGTATCGTCCTCAAAAAATTAATGATTGTGTATTGCCCGATGGGTTAAAAAATACCTTTCGTGAAATTGTAGACACAGGCGAACTTCCAAATTTACTACTTTCTGGTTCTGCTGGTTGTGGTAAAACTACAGTTGCTAAGGCGTTGTGTAGTGAACTTGGATTAGACCACATTTTGATAAATGGTTCTGAAGATGGAAACATCGATACTTTAAGGAACAAGATTAGGCATTATGCTTCAACAGTTTCTTTTTCTAGCCAAGGAAAGGTGGTTATTCTAGATGAGGCAGATTATCTTAACGCCCAATCGACACAGCCTGCTCTTCGTGGATTTATTGAAGAGTTTTCAGGCAATTGTAGATTTATTCTTACTTGTAATTTTAAAAATCGTATCATAGAACCTTTGCATAGTAGATGTTCAGTTATACCTTTTACAATAACAAGAAATGATAAACCAAAACTTGCAGCTTCGTTCTTCAACAAAGTTCAAAATATATTGGCGAATGAAAACATAACATATGAAAAGGCAGTTCTTGCCCAAGTTGTTAGTAAACATTTCCCAGATTTTCGAAGAGTGTTGAATGAACTACAGAGATATTCGATGAGTGGTTCTATCGATAGTGGACTACTAAGTAGTCTTGAAGAAGTTTCTCTCACATCTTTGGCAGCTGCAATAAAGGATAAGAAGTTTACAGAAATGAGAAAGTGGGTTACTCAAAATCTAGACAATGACCCATCTACAATTTTTCGGAAGATTTATGATTCATTATATGATTTGATTGAATCTTCTTCAATCCCACAGGCAGTTGTTTGTATATCTGAATATCAATACAAGTCAGCTTTTGTTGCAGACCAAGAAATCAACATGGTTGCCTGCTTAACAGAATTAATGGTAGAGTGCGAATGGAAATAATTGAAATTGCAAGACTTGTATGTGTTGGATTAGTAGTTGCTGGAGCATATTTACATGGAAATCATGTAGGTAAAATCACTGGAAGATCAGAAACAGTAGATTACTTAATCGAGCATGGGGAAAAAACAAAAGATGGTGTTGTCATAACATTGGATATTACAGAATGAGTTACGACTTATTTAAAGATTATGTGCCTGCAATATCCAACACTAAAATAAGGTTGATGGATAGTGAAGATGAGCAATGGGAAAAACAATATCCAGCATATCTTGTGAACAGGAACTTCTCTAATTTTCAAGAAACAATACTATATGCAAATGAAATGAATCGTCTTCCTATGACAGATAACAAACTTCAATTTGATTATCTTATAAATAGTATTAGACCCAGAAAAAGGTTTGCGCCTTGGGCTAAAAAGACTATTCATAATGATTTAAATTATGTTAAAGAATATTATGGATATAATAACAAAAGAGCTGAAGAAGTACTTAATATATTAACTGATGACCAGATAGAGTATATTAGAAAAAAGCTTGATAAAGGTGGTTAGGAGAAGTGAACATGAACGCACAAGTTGATTCCTTAGTTGAGGTTTCCCTCAACGACCAAGAAGATTTTCTGAAAATAAGAGAAACATTAACGAGAATCGGTGTCGCATCTCGTAAAGATAAAAAACTATTTCAAAGTTGCCATATACTTCACAAACAAGGCAAGTATTATATAGTACATTTCAAAGAATTATTCAAACTTGATGGAAAACAATCAGACTTTTCAGATAATGATAGGTCAAGAAGAAATGCAGTAGTAAAGTTGCTGGTAGAGTGGAAACTTATTAATGTGGTCAGAGAAGATCCAATTGAAATTGAACCAGCACCTATGTCGCAAATTAAAATTATTTCTTATAAAGAAAAAGACCAATGGGATTTAGTTCCAAAATATAATATTGGTAGAAAAAAGTAAAAAAAAATTGATAGAGGTCTTGAAATTTAGTCAGAGAGTGACTAAATATATAACAGAGTTGCATAAATGTATGGACTCTGAAAATCGCCCGCTTCATGGGGGCACACTTAAACTTGCTTAATAAAGGAGCTTAAAATGGTTAATACAACTACACTTATTCGCAACCCATTGTCAGTTGACATGTTCGAACCTTTTCTTAGGAGAAGTATCGGCTTTGAAAATATTTTTAGGGAGTTGGATTCTTTCGCATCTGAAAAGATGGAGAGCTACCCACCTTACAACATCGTAAAAAGCGGAGATGATTACAGAATTGAATTATCAGTTGCTGGTTTCTCCGAAAAAGAACTGAATGTTGAGGTGGAAGAATCAACACTTACAATTAGTGGAAGAAAAGATAAATCAGATTCTGAATATCTCCACAAAGGTATTGCTGGACGCAGTTTTGTAAGAAAATTCACCCTCGCTGCTGACCTCATAGTTAAAGGAGCTAACATTGTCGATGGTATTTTGGTTGTTAATATGCAGTTGGTCATTCCAGATGAGAAGAAACCTAGAACCATAAATATTGGTAAAGGTGAAACTCTTGAGAGTGAACCAGAACTTCTAAACGAGTAAAACATGGTGGTGGGGGGTTTCCCCCCACCATATTATGCAAACGGTGATAAAAATGGAAACACATGAACAAATAATTGCTTTGATTGAACAGTACAAATTTGAAAATGAAAAATTTATTTCTAAACAGAATAAATCTGCTGGTATTCGTGCAAGAAAAATTCTGATGGAAATCAGTAAACTTTGCAAGACTCGCCGCTTTGAAATACAAGATGAAAAAGAGTGGATTGTGAAATGAAAATGCCTCCCAAAAATGATCAAGACTTAGAAAAAGTAGCATCAGATATCAAAACTGCTATTGAAGATTCAGATGATATTAATGTAGTTGAAAGTCCTCCCCCGATAGAAGAAAATAATCTATATAGAACATCAAAAGATAAAAATGGTGATGTCATATTTGAGCTTGCTCTTCCTAATGATGATATCACTGGTTGGTTGATGGGCAATAAAAAAATTGTAACAGAACATCCAGAAGCAATCCAAAGAATTATTAATATGGAATGGAAATATATAAGCCGCAGAATTATTAGATGGTTGGGTGATAGTCCAGCACACAGACAATTCAAAGAGGCAATTGACGCTCATATCAAAAATGAGAAAAAATTTCAACGTGTGTATGCACATAAACAATATGGAGAAGTTAAACAATGAATTATGCAGATAGTCCCTACTTGCGAGCTCTAATTAGAAAGTATGAATATGAAAGAGACACATCAATTGCAGTTCTCAGAACATTTTTTGAGAATCCAGTTGGTGTTGCAGACCATTCAAACTTTGTTGAAACTATGGATAAACATGTGTCTCAATTATGTGAGGCAGAAGAATGTTTGAGAGTTTTAATTCAAAATTTTGCTCAACAACCACAACCTCAAGTAACTGAACCTCAGCCGGAAGTACCAACTACAGAAGGAACTGAGTAATGTCGATGCTTGACATCAAAATTGTAAGACTCAATTCTGGTGAAGAACTTATTGGCGAATTAAAGGATACTGGAGATAATTGGACAATTAAAAATGTTTGTCAAATTGCAGCTAGTTATGCTGACCCAACTCAAGCAACTGCTAGAATTGGGTTGGCGCCTTTTATGCCGTACTCTAAAGTAAAAGATGGGTTTGTGGTTAGTAAATCCTTTGTTGCTTTTTTAGTAGACCCAGTGAACGAATTATTGAACGAATATAATAAAGTTTTCGGTTCTGGTTTGGTATTACCACCATCCCCTTCACAACAACCTTTTGATGGTTCGAAACCACAACCAACAGCGCCATCATCTTCTCATGCTTTTGTGAAATTATAACTTGACATTACTCGTTTTGTGTGTTATTATGTACCTTATACTATGGAGTTATAGATGTCTTTTTATACTAATGTACAATGTGTTGGAAACAAGATTCTCTTAAGAGAAATTGTAGATGGAAAAAGATTGGAGCATAGAGTAGATTATTCTCCATCTCTTTTTCTAAAATCTCAAAACAAAAAATCTAAATATCGAACCTTGCATAATGTTCCTGTTGATAGAGTAGAACAGGGCAGTATTTCTCAGGCGAGAGATTTCGTCAAACAATATAGTGACATTGAAAATGTAGATATATACGGCAATAAACAATATATCTTTCCATTCATCTCTGACACTTACAAAGGTGATATACAATACGATGTCGATAAAATAAACATAGTAAATCTTGATATTGAAGTTGAATGTGAGAATGGATTCCCAGAACCAACTGATGCACTTGAGCGAATCAATGCAATAACGATGAAGATGAAAAACGTGTATCTTGTACTTGGGTTGGGCGATTGGGAAAACAAAAATTGGCCAGACCATAGAATAAAATATTACAAGTTTAAAGATGAAACCTCTCTACTTAAAAGTTTCTTAAACATATGGGAAAACTCAAAGATAGATATCGTAACTGGTTGGAATGTGAACCAGTTTGATATGTCGTATCTTGTTAACCGACTAGAAAGACTTCTTGGTGAGAAGGAGATGAGAAGATTATCTCCTTGGAAATATGTAGACAAGATTGAAAAAAACATTCGTGGTATAAACCAGAACCTTGTTAAGATATCTGGTCTTGCAATTATCGATTACCTAGACCTCTATAAAAAGTTTACATATGTTACAAGAGAGACATATCGACTAAACCATATTGCAGAAGTAGAACTTGGTGAAGGAAAACTTGACCACTCTGAATTTGCACAAATGCATTTATTCTATAAACTAGACTATCAAAAATTCATCGACTACAATATTAAAGACGTTGAACTTGTGGATAGACTTGAAGACAAACTTAAGTTGATGGAGCTTCTTATTACGATTGCCTATCAGTCGAAGATAAACTATGAAGATGTATTTTCTCCTATTAGAACTTGGGATGCAATCATATTCGAAGAGTTGAAAAGAAACAATATTGTAATTCCTAACGTGAAGAATAATAAAAAGTCTACTGCGTTTGCTGGTGCATATGTTAAAGACCCAGATGTAGGTATTCATGATTGGGTAGTTTCTTTTGACTTGAACAGTTTGTACCCTCATTTGATTATGCAGTACAATATTAGTCCAGAAACCTTGATAGAGGGACATAACATTAAAACTGATGTTAATAGTTTATTATCTGGTACAACTAATACTGAAGAGGCAGTACAGATGAACGCAACTCTTTGTCCTAGTGGAGTTATGTTCAACAAAGACAGTAAAGGGTTTTTGCCCAAACTTATGCAAAAAATGTATGACGATAGAACAAAATACAAGAAACAGATGTTAAAGATAAAACAAGAGAAAGAAAATGGAGAAGGTGACCCTGTTCTACAAACAAAACAAATATCTGCATTGAATAATAAACAGATGGCCGCAAAAATTTTACTTAACTCTTGTTATGGTGCTTTGGGGAATCAATACTTTAGATACTTTGATATCCGACAAGCGGAATCAATCACGTTGTCTGGTCAGTTGTCTATTCGTTGGATTGAAGAAAGAATGAATGAATATATCAATCGTCTTCTTCAAAACGAGAAACCTAAAAACTATGTAATTGCTAGTGACACTGATTCAATTTATCTATCTCTTGGAGAGTTTGTTACAAAGGTATATAAAGATAAAGTTCCAGAAGATAAAGTTGTGGTTGACTTTCTTGATAAAGTCGCAGAAGAAAAGTTTGAACCGTATATAGACAAGTGTTATGAAAACCTTGCAAACAAAATGAACGCATACGAACAAAAGATGTTTATGAAACGTGAGGTTATAGCTTCGAAGGGAATATGGACAGCAAAGAAAAGATATATTTTGAATGTTCATGATAGTGAGGGTGTCAGATTTGCAAATCCAGAACTCAAAATTATGGGTCTTGAAGCAGTTCGTTCATCAACTCCTTCATGTTGTCGAGAGAAGATTAAAGACTCATTGCACATAATTATGAATGAAGATAATGACTCCTTAATTGAATTTATCGAAAACTTCAGAAAAGAGTTCAAAACATATGACGTACAAGATATTTCTTTCCCAAGAGGTGTAAATGGACTTACAAAATATCATGACCCTGTTCATGTATATAAGAAAGGCACACCAATCCATGTGAAGGGGGTTCTGTTTTACAACAAGTTAGTTGCTGATAATAAATTACAAATGCAGTACCCAAAAATCAAGAATAGTGATAAGATAAAATTTTGTTATTTGAAAGAACCAAATCCAATACAAAATAATGCAATCGCAATTTCATCAGACCTACCTACTGAGTTCGGTCTGGA